GAGTTTTTCTTTCTAATTGGTATCGGATGAATTTCGGCTATTTCGTCTTCGTCAACCTTTTTCATTTTGCCGCCATATGTTCCGCTAATAATTGAGCCTGAAACCGAGATACAGCATCCGGACAAGTAAAGAAGGATTGTGTATTATTTTGGGCACGATAGCCGATACCACCTGCTTGCCCTTTTACCACGAATGTTCCCTCACCGCTGGTACTCCAATTTGTTGAACCTTCGAATCCAACTTTGCCATCTGCCACACCGCCTTTTGTGTGGCTAATCTGGTGTGTCTTACTTTGCCCTGTGACAAAATGAGTAGAGAATCCAACCGGATCTTTAGCAGCATCAGAAGTCAAGAGTCGCTTCTCATGTATACCACCTGATTGTGACTTATCTAATGTGATAAGGCAAGTGATATTTGGATCATGCACAATTTGCATTACCAGGTCATTCAATTCCTCGTCATCATAGCCAAACATATTTAAATAAAGACTGACTGTAACTCTGGATAAAACATGCTTCAATGCTTCATGAACATTGTCTCGACCGACATAAAATAGATGAAAATCAGCGGATGCTGTTGGCGAATACTGCTTTTCCAGAGTATATACAGAAAGATCATTTAATGTGAATGATTGTAGATTTGATAACATTAAGCTTTAATCCCAAAGTGATAGACAATTAAAGATGCTGTAACCGTTCCAATTACTAACAGTAGAGTCTTGAAAAATTCAACACGTACGGTATTTGCTTTTTCTTTTTGTTCATTAGCCTCAACCTGCAATTTAAGTATTGTAGCAGCTGCTTCCTGTTTGTCTTTATCATCCATTCGCTTTTCCAGTACTTCAATAATTTCGAATAAACGCTTCATAGCTTCTTTATCGTCTTTCATAGACGCAGTATTGACAGCAATTTGGTGCATGTCTTCAGCCAATTTAGTCAGAACCTCTTCTAATTTACTTTGCCGAGTTTCTAAGCCATTTTGCCTGTTTTCAATTAATGCTAATCTAACATAGTGGTCGTCTGTCATTTGTATTATATTCCTTAAATATTTACCAAATTATTTTAGTCACGGCTGAAACGGTAGTCGCTGCACGTATTGCAGCTTTCTGCGTTTGCTTATGGACAAATAATGTATTGACGTTAGCCACACCAGTCGCAAACAATCCTTGGAGCTGTAGCAGCGTCATTGTTACTGGCTGATTATTTATATCGTACCAAGCGAAGTTAGTTGGTACTGTGCCTCCCGTTACGACGATAGATTGCAAGCCTGTAATCGCACGGTTCATTAAGTCCTGACTATCTTTGTCAGCTTGAAAGGTCGTGTTCATATATGCTACTGGCTGTTGCATTGCGGCATTGTATGCGTCGTCTATCAATGCTAGTTGTGTTTGTTGTGCCGATGCTAACAACTGTGCTGTTGTGGGTGCTGGCATTGTGTAAGGTAACATGCCTTTAGGCCAGCTTGGTATTGCTAAAGCTGCGCCATCCATGTCGTCATGTACTTGATTGTTACTATCTATCCATAGTGCCATTTTGTTTTCCTTTAACGAAGTTCATACCATGTAATTGTGGCTGTCCCAGAGTAAACATAACTTCCACCAGGTGGAATGATTCCAAAAGCAGACGCACTGAAAGAGGAGCTACTATTCATGTTGGATAGTGTCAGTCCATTACATGTGAGGGTGCACGCAGTGGTTGAGCCAGAGCCTGCCGATACGACTTGAACAGATATGGGTTTGCTAGTTGTATTGTAGTAAGTTGTTCCAACTACCCTAGATGCTTTAACGTCTGTCCAAGTCTGCCCATACCCTAGACTACTCAACCCTGCCAAAGCCTCACCGACCCCAACAGGCTGCACTAACGTCGGATTAGACCAACCAGTACCGCTAGTCCATGTAGCATCTACACGCCCGACAATTCGATACTGTGATGCTGTAGTAATTGCGCTTGTTGAGTACCATACGTTTGCGGCGGTCGAGCCTGAGCCAATCGCAGTTGTGGTAATTAAGTTGGTTTCGTCAAGTTGTAATCCGCCAGTCAAATTACAAACAGCTAATTGAGGTGACCCTGCATTATAAACAATTGCGTAAATAAGAGATGTAGCAACTGCTGTTGTTGCACCCAAGGATATAGCATTACTATTCATTACAAGTGATAATGCAGAAGGTATATTGTACTCAACAGGAGTACCACTATTCAATGCAGCATTACGAAAATCTACTTTACCAGTCCCAAGTGACGCGGACACTAGATTTGACGCAGTTGACGCGGTGAAGTTTGGCATTGATGCTGAATAACGCGTATCTGATTGAGTCTGAGTTATTCCTGCAATAACGGAGTAAACATTAGTGCCATCACAGTAATATTGGTTCGCTGTTCCCTGTGTCGCTACCGCGCCAGTTCCTGCCGCTGTTTTAACGGTGACAGAAAATGCGCCAGTGGTATTATTGGCAATTATCCATTTCCCTGTTGCTGTTGGAACGATTAGATTTATATTCGCTGTGAGTGCGCCAGTTAGATTGATAATTGGATAGTTTGCTTCCAATATTGGGTCTAGTGTAACACTCACCCCGCCTGCTATATTCTTACTAAGATAAGCATCTAAAGAAGCTTCAAATTCAGCCACCAGGTTTGCAAGGTTGCCATCATCCGGAACTGTGATTCCACGGTTGACCATAAAATTTGCCAAACCGGCAGCCATAAAAGAAGACTGCCGCCAAACTTTATTCAATTTCACAGAAGCAGCAGTTCCCGCTGAAAATCCAAGAGAAGTCGTTGAATCTGCAGCATAAGCGGTTTGTGTTTCCACATTGGCGCCGACTCCTGTTGCAAAAGGTAATATATCTGTTGTTGCCATAACTTCCTCCTAATTAGCTACCATTGTTGCCCATGCAGAGTTATCAAACCCTCCAAAATAGGTATTATTTATATCGAATGAAAAAACTGGACCTGCCATATTCTGATAAATATAGTTGGATATATGTACAGTTGCAGGTTTGACATTAAATTTTCCGCTGGTCAGTAAAGCTTGGGCAATAGCGGCGGGTGCCCCTGCGCCAAGCAGTCCGAGATTTATTGTCATGTCTACATGATCTTCTATAAAGAAAGAATAACCAAATAAAGCAAATATTATATTCACCAAAGTATATGCAGACTGTTTGGAACCATCCCAATGATTATTCAGGATCCTAACTTTTATCAAAACTCTATAATAATCATCAGGCAAAGTCGTTAACCCTGTGATTGGGTCGTACGGTCCGAGCCAAACTCCCTGATCAAAACCCACTAAGTTTGTATCAAAGGCAAAGTAAACTCCAGCAAGTGGCACATCTAAATATCGGCTTACTCCAACTAATTGTCCACAAACATCTAATTGTTGTCCGACTGCTGCATCTACATCGTACAGAGCATTCATAACGCCAAGTTGATTTAGCAGGTCAACATACGGTTGCAGACTTGCTCCAACCATGTTCATGTATTTTGGTTTGGATGAATGCTCTGAAGTTATTAAATCAGTATAGTCTGTTTGGCTAGCCATCATGTCACCGTCAAGGCCACATTGGCAGGATTACATGAAGCCGCCTGATTGAATAAAATGGTCAAATCTGCGGTTCCGGTGGGAGCTGCAGAAAAACCAAGATTAAATATTGTTATTTTAAATGTTTGACCGATTCCGAGATTTATCAGAGAAGCAGAAGCTGCCGTTTGAGCTTCATAAACATCACCTCCGATTGCTAAAGAATTGACAAAAGCCGCCAAGGTGTTTTGTATAGCAACACCAGTGGTTGAAACGTATCCGGGTAACGCTTTGATGGTTATGGCAAAGTAAATCGGGATAAGAGTGAGGATAAAATAATTAATAGTTGTTGGCAATCCGTATTGATCATAAACAGCAACTGGGGTAGAGCCGTAGGTTTGAGCACCTGTCATCTTTTTACTGGCAACCGCTGCGGCAATATCTGCACTTGAACCACCTTCAGTTACCGCACTTATGCTATGAGCTGGAATACCATTTGTATCAGTTGTGCCAGTATCATTTTCGTAAACCATCCAACGAATCACACCGGTAACGTTACCTATTGCTGCAGAAATTGCTTCTTTCGGACCGAGAGCAGGCAAAGCGGTAGAAATAGCCTGTCTAGCACGTGCCTCGGGATCAGTTTCAACCGCTGCACCAACCGTGCTGTCCACAGTTGAAATGAAACTTTGCCACCCAAATTGTGGAGTGAAAATAGAATTAATGGTACCCAGTGCTGCTGATATGTTTCCAGATTTAACAGCCGTCACCGTTACTGATATTAAACCACCTACCGGTATCGTAACGGAAGCAGGAAGAGCCCATTGGTTACCATTTCCATCTTGAACAATTCCGTTTGTTATGACTGTTCCAGCGACACCTACTACATTCCCTTGAGATGTTGAATATGAAGGAATATTTCTTGTTAAACCATTTAATTTTAATAATAAGGAAAGACCAGCACCTTGAGCATAAGTAGGGGAAAAGCCTTGAAACACAGCAACAGCTGCTTGATTACAGTCATTTATTGCAGAAGCCATAGCAGCAAGCCACTGGCCATCTTGTGAGTCCGGTTGAATATAAATGGAAGAACCATATATTCCTTGGAAAATAGCAATTAAACTTTGGAGTATATCATTGTAAGAAGGTGCAGAGATCCCACTGGCATCAACAGTAGCAGCTAAAGTAGGTAGTGGATAAGTTGCCATTCTTTTCCTAGGATAAACATGATCATTTCAATGTTTAATTATGCCAGAAAAAGGCAAAGGGTACAAAATTATTTTGATCACAATACGGTAGAAATTTGAGCAGTTCCATAAATAGTATTGATTGTACAGTTTACCACTGCTGCCCTAGTGGTCGGATTAACTCCACTAGAATAGGCTATTATCCCAGTTACCCCTAAAGTGTTTAATATGACTTCTTGAATTGCCTGGTCGTAACTTGATACCTTTCCAGCACCAATAATCTTGGAGTCATAAGGGGTACCCGCTTCTAAATCTAAAAAGTATTCACCTTGTATTAAACCAAGTCGGGTTTTCACTGCTTGGGCAACAGCTTCAGGTTGATCCTTGTAAAAGTTACCGGCGCCTTGTCCAAAGGTATAATCATCATCTGAATCTAATTTTCTGTATATCATAATTTACTCCGCTTGAACAACAGATGTTTGGGATGTAGCACCAGCAACTGTGGTGGGTGCACCTGTATTTGCACCACCGTTTCCATTTGAATGGACATGCCCGCTTGCCCAAGTAGCAAAGGCAGAATTTAAAAGCTTCTTCAAAGTGGCACCGGTATTTTTCAATATAATGCTAGGAGCAGTAATTGTGGCAGCACCTGCAGCATTTACTGTAGCATTAGTAGAATTTACTATAACATTGGTAGAAACAACGGTTACCATTTCTTCTACCAAATCTATGTAGGTGCTTCCAGCATTAGACCTAAGCTGTACCGAATTTGTGGATATTGCTGACGGAATATGGGGAAGCGATTTTATCCCAACAAATACCATACCATCTGATAAGTCATGCATCCGCAACATGGATTGTTGTTGTATTCCACCGGATTGCCACCATGCGTCTATACAACGTGAAGAGAAAGCAACAAGACATTCATCACCTGCGGTAACTGGAAAAGTTAAAGTATAACCACCACCAGACGGAAATTGAACAGGGCAGTCCACAAGTAATGGTAACTTTATCCAACTTTTAGTACCGTCAATTTGTGATTCAATAAGAGCCTTCAGTGCTGGCTGCACCACACAGGTCTGTTTGGTGGCATCGAAGGACTGAATAATTCCAGGCATACATGTCTGGATATCAGCTTGCCAACCGCTTAGTGCTGCTATCAACGAATCCTGGTCACTTTCAACTCTTTCTCTTCTATCCATTAGCTTGCTCCAACTGAGTTATTTTTTACAGCTGTCCTATCAACAGCTAAGCATATTATTTCAGAATACCACTCTTGCCCTCGGGTATCACCTGAATGCTCCACCGCAAAGGCGCGGTAAAATCCATCTGGTGAAAGAGCAGCATTATATTGTATTCCTGCCCACTGATTGTACGGTATTGCTGCTGAGTCTGGATTGGCTTGCATTAGTTGAACTATTTCAGATTCGTTTAATTGTATTAAACCACCTATTCTCAGACGGCTATTTAGAAGACATTTTACCTTTATCCCTGAATCGGTTTGTTCAGGCATTCCAATCATACCGGTTGCGGTATTGATAACAACCGCTTCCCCTTCAAGATATCCGGTATTTTGAATCAGTGTTACCTTGCCATCCTGAATAGACCAAGATGAATCCAACGTATTGGCTATGCCGCGCAACCTTGCCCTAGCCATCCCGAACAGAACAACACCTCTAAT